AGCCTTGGAAAATTTCGGGAGAAAAACAAGCCAAAGCTATTCACTTTATGTACAAGGCAGCCTGCTCAGACATTTGGGAGTTACCAAATTCAGATGTTCTTGCTGACGTATATAAACCGAGTGAACTCAAGGGAAAAACGATCCAGCATTTGTTCAAAGGGAATGCCAAATGGGAGATCTATTTGCGCATCACTCGCAGAGAACATATTGCGTTCAATTTAGCCCCCGACTGATCACTGCAAAACCTTCAGAAAACCGCCTTCTTGGCGGTTTTTTTTTTGGACTTTGACAACCTAAACACACCTGAAACAGCCAAAAGCTCAGCCCCCATATTCGCCCCCATATTTCGGGGGTGGCCGCCCCCATAAGCCCAAGAGGACAGTCCAACTCACGAACTCGCAATTACCTGAAAGGAGCGAAAAGTGAGCGTAAAACACCTCAATCAACGCCAATTGGCAGACCGTTGGGACATCAGCTTGAGAACCTTAGAGCGCTGGCGCTGTGAGGGTATTGGTCCCCTTTATCTCAAGCTTCAAGGACGTGTTCTGTACCGAGTCGAAGACGTCGACAAGTACGAAACCCGTTGCCTGCATGCCAGTACTTCGGCACGAGCAGCAGTAGGAGGTGCAGCATGAATGCACCCCTTACACATCCCGAGATCAGCGGTACGCCGCTCTCCACCTTGGCCAACCTTTCAGCTCAAGAGCTGTTGGTACTCAAGGCGGGTCTGTCTCGTGACTACGTCGCTGCCAAGTCTGCACTTGAGCACCTAGACCGGGCACTCAATCAAAAGTACAGCGAACGCGCCAAGGCCCTTCGCATGCAAGAAGGCAAAGACACAGGGGTTGTCCATTTCACCGATGGCGATGTCCGTGTGAGCTTTGACCTACCCAAGCGCGTCGAGTGGGATCAGGAAATTTTGTCAACCCTTTACACGACGCTCGTGTCGACGGGACAAGACCCTGCCAAGTACATCGACTGCGCCTATCGCGTGAGCGAAACCAAATTCAAAGAGTGGGACACGGAAATCCGTCAGCTCTTTGAGCCCGCTCGAACCGTCAAAGGTGGCAAGCCATCTCTATCCCTTGAACAAATCACGGAGTAAAGCCATGTTCAAAAACCTTCTCCCCTCCTTGCGCAAGAAGTCCTTCGTTATGGAGGATTTGCCTGAAACCATCTCTGTGCCTAGCTACGGCAATAAGCCAGAAGTCCCAGCGCTGAGCATTGAAATCGCGACAGTGGATGACATTGCATTCGCCATTCGCGAACTGGATCAAAAGTCCACAGCCATCTATACGCAGATCAGCTCCTTGCGCCGCTTGCATGACCTTGCACGCCGTCGCGGTGCCGTTGGCACGGACAAAGTCGCCGACATCTTTGAAGGCGAGGTCTGACATGAAGTTGCAGTTCATCACAGCTGAGCAGCGCATGGCAGAAAAACGCGGCTCCAAAGGCGTCATCTTGGGTCCATCTGGCGTAGGGAAAACCTCGCTGCTGCACACCACAGATCCAGAGAAAACCTTATTCATTGACCTGGAGGCAGGTGATCTGTCTGTCATGGGATGGAGCGGCGCAAGCGTTCGCCCTAGAACGTGGCAAGAGTGTCGCGATCTCGCTTGTTTCATTGGTGGTCCCAACCCAGCATTGCGCGAAGACCAGCCATATAGCCAGGCTCATTACGACAGCGTATGCGCATCGCTTGGCGACCCAGGAGTGCTGGACAAGTACTCGCTGATCTTTGTCGACAGCATCACGGTCGCCGGTCGCTTGTGTCTGCAATGGGCCAAAGGTCAACCGCAGTCCTACTCCGAGAAAACAGGCAAAGCAGACACGCGAGCCGCTTACGGACTTCACGGCAGTGAGCTGATCGGCTGGCTCACGCAACTTCAGCATGTCCGCAACAAAGACATCTGGATGGTTGGGATCTTGGATGAAAAGTTAGACGACTTCAATCGAAAGGTTTTCTCACCGCAGATCGAAGGCTCCAAGGCTTCCCTTGAGCTGCCCGGAATCGTTGACCAAGTCGTCTCAATGGTTGTCCTCAAAAACGATGAAGGCAATCCATACCGCGCATTTGTGTGTCAGCACATCAACCCATGGGGCTACCCATCAAAAGACCGCTCTGGACGACTCGACGTTGTCGAAGAGCCAAACCTCGGGCGCTTGATTTCAAAGATTACCAGCCCCCGTCAACAACAAATCGAAAAAGGAAATTCCAAATGAACAGTTACTCATCCAATGGCGCGTGGTCGGACTTCAACGATGCAGAAGATCAACGCGAATTCGCGCTGATTCCCCACAAATCCATCGTGAAAGTTATCGCCAGCATCCGTCCAGGCGGCTATGACGATGCCAATCATGGCTGGGTTGGCGGTTACGCCACTCGCTCGGACAAGACTGGTGCCATTTACCTCAACGTCAAATACACCATCGTCGAAGGTCAGTACGCCAAGCGTGTGATTTTTGGGTTGATCGGCTTGCACAGCCCTAAAGGTCCTGAGTGGGCAAACATTGGGCGCAGCTTCTTGCGTGCAATGCTCAATTCAGCGCGCGGCATTCAACCTGCAGATGTTTCTCAGCAAGCACAGAACGCACGTCGCATCCGAGGGTTTGGCGATCTGGATGGCCTGACATTCGCTGCCAAGGTGGAGATCGAGAAGGACCAAAACAACGAAGAGCGCAATGTGATCAAGGCAGTTATCCAGCCCGATCACAAAGAGTACGCAAGTGTCATGGGTGGCACACCGACCGCTCAAGCTGCCGTTTCTCAAACTTCTGCGAGCCAAACCGGGCAACCTGGCCCGAATGGCTTTTCGATGCCCGCCTGGGCCAAATAAGGGGGCGGCATGATTCTTCGCCCTCGTCAGAGAGACTTTGTCTCTCGGTGTGTCAGTGCCCTCAAGGCACATGGGAACACGCTTGGCGTCGCCCCCACGGGGGCGGGAAAAACCATTTGTCTATCAGGAACAGCTGGTGAGTTACTGGCAATGCCGGATGCAAAAGCATGTGTCATTGCTCACCGTGACGTTCTGACAAGCCAAAACCGGGACAAGTTCTCCAAAGTCAATCCGCGAATCAAGACATCGGTCTTTGACTCACGTGAGAAATCTTGGGATGGTCAGGTGACGTTTGGCATGGTGCAAACGCTTGCTCGAAATGTCTCTGACATCCCACGACTTGATTTGCTGGTGATTGATGAAGCACACCACTGTGCGGCACCAACATACCGAGCTGTCATTGATCGGGTGCGTGATAAGAACCCGGACGCATTGATTTTTGGCGTCACGGCCACCCCCAATCGTGGCGATGGCAAAGGTCTGCGCGAGGTTTTTACAAACGTTGCGGACCAAATCCGACTGGGAGAGCTCATTCGATCGGGTCACTTGGTAACACCTCGAACCTTTGTGATCGATGTTGGCACACAGTCCGCATTAGACGGAGTCAAGAAGCTGGCGTCGGACTACGACATGGAGGAAGTCGCCTCCATCATGAACACGTCCCCCGTGAACGAATCGGTCGTCAGGCACTGGAAGGAGAAAGCCGCAGGTCGGAAAACCATTGCATTTGCTGCAACCGTTGATCATGCGCTTTCGGTTTGTGCTGCCTTCATCAAGGGTGGAGTCGCTGCAGATGTGATTTATGGAGAAATGAACAAAGCAGAACGGGCAGTTGTACTTGAACGATTTGAGAAAGGCCAAACCGCTGTATTGGTGAATGTTGCGATCCTGACCGAGGGGTATGACTTCACCCCAACGTCCTGCGTCGTGCTCCTTCGACCAAGCTCATACAAGTCAACCTTGATTCAAATGGTTGGGCGTGGGCTGCGAGTAGTCGATCCCAACGAGCACCCTGGCTTTATTAAATCGGATTGCATCGTCCTTGACTTTGGAACAGCCTCTCTCAAACACGGGAGTCTTGAGCAAGAAGTCGATTTGGATGGACACGCTTCGAATGGAGAAGCGCCGCAGAAAACCTGTCCTGAGTGCCAGGCGGAAGTTCCTCTTAGCTGCAACGAGTGCCCAATTTGCGGACACGAGTTCAAAAGCATTCGGGAAGACAACAGATCAAAGATCAGTGACTTCGTCATGACTGAGATTGATCTCCTCAAAAGATCCAATTTCTCGTGGTGCGACCTCTTCGGGGATGACTGTGCGCTACTGGCAACGGGCTTCATCGCCTGGGCTGGGGTCTTCTTCCTGAACGGACGCTGGTACGCCGTGGGCGGAGTTGAAAAGGGTGGGTCACGACTTTTGGGTGTTGGAGAGAGAAGCATTTGCTTGGCACAGGCGAATGACTGGCTCAACAACAACGAAAGCGATGACGCTGCCCACAAAACCAAGCGGTGGCTCAAAGAACCACCCACGACAGGACAACTCAAGTACCTGCCAGTGGAGTTTCGCGCTGATTACGGATTGACCCGGTATCACGCATCTGCCTTGCTGACCTTCATGTTCAACAGGGTTGCCATCCGTCGTCTCGTGAATGCAGCCAATGACTCACAGATGACGCCTCAATTGGAGGCCGCGTGAAATGCCACATCTGCTCCAGACAAGCGAAGGGCTACGGCTACTTCAACCCCAAGCTCAAACGCTCCGATCCGCTGCGGTACAGCCACCTTTGGGTGTTTTGCAGTCGACGGTGTCAAGAGGCGTTTTCAAAAGCCATGAAAAAACTCAACGACTGCACGGAGGCTGGAGTGATTGATCCCTCAGAAATGGAAACCGAATCCATGCACTCAGCTCTCGTTCCACTGGGTGAATTCGTGGGCTCCATTGGGATGGACCGACCTTTCTCCCAGTACAGCAAAGCCGAAGTGCTCCGCTTGATTGAAGTGGTCATTGACGCCTATCAGGGATCAATGCTCACCAAGCACGAAGAACAAGCAGAACGTGAGCGCATCTATTTCGAACGTCTTGCCGAGCGTCAAGCCCGTCAATGACTTCAACACAACAAAGGAATAACAACAAATGATTGACCTGAACCATCAACCCAAGTTTCACGAACTCGTGACTGCATTACTTGATGCATCCATTCAACGTGAACGAGGCAAACAACCCAAGCGCTCCTACCTTGGTGCATCACGTCTTGGGGTTTCATGTGAGCGAGCTCTTCAATTCGAATTCACCAACACGCCCAAGGATGAAGACGGGGATTTTCCTGGTCGAATCCTGCGCGTTTTTGATGTCGGGCATGCACTCGAAGACCTTGTCATCAATTGGCTGCGAACAGCGGGATTTGATCTCTACACCCGCAAGCAAGATGGTCACCAATTTGGATTCTCTGTCGCGGGCGGAAAGATCAAAGGCCACGTGGACGGCATTCTTGCTGGAGCCCCCACTGAGCTCGAGCTGGCATTTCCCATGCTTTGGGAGTGCAAGACGATGAACGACAAAAACTGGAAGGAAACCGCCAAGAAGGGGGTTGAGGCATCCAAGCCTGTTTATGCCGCGCAAATGGCTGTCTACCAAGCCTACATGGAGCCAAGCGTGCCTGGCATCTCCTCCAATCCAGCGTTGTTCACTGCCGTCAACAAGGACACCCAAGAGGTCTGGTGTGAGCTTGTTCCTTTCAATGCAGCCTTGGCTCAACGTATGTCTGATCGGGCTGTAAAGGTGCTTCAGGCAACAAACGCTGGCGAACTACTTCCGCGCATCGCAAGCCAACAGACCTTCTTTGAGTGCCGCTCCTGCTCATGGAGCAATCGTTGCTGGAACGGTCCACAGGAAATCTCGATGGGGGTTTCCCAATGAAAGGAAATGCAGCAAAAGCATCCTCAAACAAGAAGCCATGCACCCTCACACGTGCAAAGCCGCTGATTACCGCTTCGTTGGTTGAAAGACTCCTGATGCGACATGTGGATTTCGTCTCGCCTGAGTCGCGACTGATCGTGGCCGTCATAAAGCAAGGATTCATCGACCTCAACGCTCCGTCCGAACATCTTCGCCGCGAGGCTTGCAAGTTTTTCAAAGACGACCGTCTAGGTCTTTGGTCTGAACGTGTTGGTATCTCTGCGCATTTCGTTCGTGAAATTGCTGTCAAAGGTGGTTTTTTGCCCATGGAATTCATGGGACTGAATGGAGGTGCAAATGCTTGATTTCAATAATGAAGAATCAGGAGCGCCTTCAACCCCTCATGATTCAGATCGGGATGCAATTCGGAATGAATTGATCGCACGCATCGAATCTGTTCTGTTTTCGATCATGCCTGCTGGCAAGGTTGTTCATGGGAAATTCGTGGTCGGGGATATCTTGGGCAGTCCTGGACGCAGTCTTGAGGTTGAAATAGATGGTGAGCGCGCAGGTCTTTGGATAGATAGAGCTACTGGCCATGGCGGTGACGTCTTTGATCTGATCGCTGCGAACTCCGGTCTGTCTTCTCAGGTGGACTTCGGTGAAGTGCTCAATGCAGCTCGAGAGCTACTTGGTCGCCCCATGGCTCAGCGACCTGCGCGAAAGAAGTCCAACGTCATGATCGATGACCTTGGCCCTGCGACAGCGAAATGGGATTACTTTTGTGCAGACGGAACGCTCATCGCATGTGTTTACCGCTATGACCCCGAGCCTGGTCGCAAGGAATTCAGACCTTGGGATGCAAAGCGTAGAAAGCTCGCCCCTCCCGATCCTCGTCCGCTGTTCAATCAGCCTGGCATTGCAACCTCTGACACCGTTGTCTTGGTCGAAGGGGAAAAGTGCGCCCAAACATTGATCGACTTGGGTGTGTGCGCCACTACGGCCATGCATGGTGCAAACGCGCCTGTGAACAAAACGGACTGGAGCCCTTTGACTGGCAAGAACGTCTTGATCTGGCCAGACCGAGATAAACCAGGCTGGGAGTACGCCATGCACGCATCTGAGGCGGTCATGGCAGTGGGTGCGACATCATGCGCCGTACTCATCCCCCCGACTGAACCCACTCCAGAACACCCCCAAGGTGAGCCTGACGGATGGGATGCGGCAGATGCGTTGGCACAGGGCTTTGACATCCATGAATTCCTGGCTCATGGGGAGCGGTTGCAACTTCAGGCAGCAATCACTGATGTCGAACCCGTGGTTGATGAAATCACCGAACAGTCTGTTTGGGCGACCGAGGATGCTTTGGCGCTGACCTTCTCGACCCGTTACGGGCAAGACTGGCGGTATGTCGCAACCTGGGGCAAGTGGGTCTTTTGGACGGGCAAGCGCTGGCAAGTTGAGGAAACGCTTGCAGCCAACCAATTGATGCGACAGATCTGCCGAGAGGCAGCGCTGAAGGCCGACTCTCATCGACTGTCTGCACGGTTGGCAAGCAGCGGAACAGTTGCCGGTCTGGAAAGACTTGCACGCTCGGATCGCCGTCACGCAGCGACTGCGGAAGAGTGGGATGCGGACATTTGGTTGCTCAACACCCCCGAGGGCGTTGTTGACCTGAAGTCTGGAGGAAAACGACCACACGACCGACTGGATCGGATGACCAAGATCACCACAGCCAGTCCGTCTGGAGATTGCCCCGTCTGGAAGCAATTCCTGAACGAGGTGACTGGTGGCAATAAAGACTTGCAGTCCTACTTGCAGAGGATGGCGGGCTACGCGCTTACCGGGTCCACGCAAGAGCATGCGATCTTCTTCCTGTATGGAACTGGAGCCAACGGAAAGTCAGTCTTCACCAACACCCTCGCCACGATCATGGGCGACTATGCAGCCAATGCACCCATGGATACGTTCATGGAAAGTCGCACCGATCGCCACCCAACAGACATGGCAGGACTCAGGGGCGCTCGATATGTGTCTGCAGGTGAAACGGAGCAGGGTCGACGTTGGGCTGAGTCAAAGATCAAAAGCCTGACTGGTGGCGACAAGATTTCCGCTCGCTTTATGCGAAAGGATTTCTTCGAGTTCTTTCCGCAGTTCAAGCTCTTTTGCGCAGGAAATCACAAACCAGCAATCCGCAACATCGATGAAGCGATGAAGCGCAGGCTGCACTTGATTCCGTTCACGGTAACCATTCCGCCCGAAAGGCGTGACAAGAACTTGCAGCAAAAGCTCCTTGCCGAGCGCGATGGAATCATGGCATGGGCACTTGAGGGATGTCTGCAATGGCAACGCCTCGGGAAGCTCGAACCTCCCAAGGATGTTCTGGATGCCACTGACGAGTATTTCGAAGAAGAAGACTCGATTGGTGAATTCCTGGACGAGGAATGCACCCTCACTGCCACGTCACGCGAAACGATTTCGGCAATTTACATCCGATGGCGGGAACGCGCTGAAAGACGCGGGGAGTACTACGGGACAAGTCGCTGGCTTTCTCAACAACTGATCAACAGAGGCTTTTCTCGAACCCGTCTAAGCGGGGGAACGAAAGCGCTCATGGGTTTGTCGCTCAAGCCCAAAGAGATGGGCTACATGCCCTACCGAGATGACTGACAAGGTCTGTGACCGAAAGTGACTCTCCTTTCTAAATCTCTCTATACGTGCGCGTGCGCACACGTGAGCAGTTAATGGAAATCAGGTCACTTTTGGTCACTCATAAAAGAAATGGAGATAAAAGTGTCGATTAATCATGTATTCGCGCTCGATCTGGGCACACAGACAGGTTGGGCCTTGATTGCAGCCAGTGGCTCAGTCACAAGTGGAACCCAGTCCTTCAAGCCTCAACGCTTCGAAGGTGGTGGCATGCGCTTTCTGCGCTTCAAGCGCTGGCTGACCGAAATGAAGCAATGCACCCCGTCCATCGAACTGGTTGTTTTCGAAGAGGTTCGCAGGCATGCAGGCGTGGATGCAGCGCATGCATACGGTGGGTTCATGGGACAACTGACAGCTTGGTGTGAGCACCACCAAATCCCGTACCAGGGCATTCCAGTTGGAACGATCAAGAAGCACGCCACAGGTCGTGGTAACGCAAGCAAGGAGGAAATGATCGAAGCGATTCGCGCCAAGGGACACAACCCAGATGACGACAACGAAGCAGATGCCATTGCACTGGCTTACCTGGCAAAAGCAATGAATGAATCCTCAATGGAGGTGGGTAAATGAAGATTCCAAATCGTCCCTATCAATGCCCATTGGGGAAAGCACAGCCCACACCAATCAATCTGGATGCAATCAAAAAATCGGGATGGCTAGAACAACACATTCTTGTGATTTCAGATGAAGACGACCGACTTGATTTCATCGAGCGAGAGTTCATTCGACGAATTGGAAATCGCTTGTACGGCAAAGGGAGGGCGTGATCATGGGAGTGGAGCAGAAGATTTGGACTATCGATGATGTGGATAACGAGCTGCGACAAGCTGCACGCACCGCGCATCGCTTGCCTCCAGTTCGAGTTGCCGGGTATGTCAGTCGCTGGCCCGTCATCATCAGGACAGATGGCGAAAAGGTTACCGTTGAGGAACAGAAGCCCTTTCGCATCCCCCCTTCTCCAAAGGATGTGGATCAAATGCTTGAGGCAATGCGGTGGATGCACTGGCTAGACGTTGAGCAACGCCACCTTCTTTGGATGAGGGCTGAGCGGCATCGATGGTCTGAAATTGCGAAGCGATTTGCTTGCTGTTCTCGAACTGCACAAAGGCGGTGTGATGCTGCCATGCATCTGATATCGCTCTACCTAAACACGGAGAAAAAGTGAAATAGACGGGCCTCGAATATGAATGTCGGGGTCTGTCGGTTTTTGGCGAGATCGCGCTCTCCAAAGGGTGTCGCATTTAGTCCGGAATTCATCTACATTCTGGATACGGTCAGCAAGACCACGCGCTTTTGATTCCCGCGATAACTCGGGAACTCCTCTCCAAACTTCCCCCCAAATTCCCTATGAAACCCGAGATCCAAATGGTCCCGGTGGATTCGCTCATCCCGTATGCGCGAAACGCCCGCACCCACAGTGAAGAACAAATCGCCCAGATCGCTGCCAGCATTCGTGAGTTCGGTTGGACCAATCCAATCCTGACTGACGGTGACAAAGGTGTGATCGCTGGCCACGGTCGTTTGGCTGCAGCTCGAAAGCTTGAATTGACCGAGGTGCCCGTCATTGAATTGGGTCACCTAACTCCCGAGCAGAAGAAGGCCTACATCCTGGCCGACAACCG